AGGAAAGACCAATACCTAATCCAGAGTTTGCTAAACATTATTATGCATCTATTGACCCCGTGTCAGAGGGTAAGACCACAACCTCTGAATCATTATGTTCTATATATATCATGAAAGCTCCTATAGAAGTTACTAAAGTTACATCAGGAGAAACAGAAACATATATAGAAGAAGGCCAAATAGTAGCAGCATGGTGTGGTAGATTTGATGATATCAAACAAACACATGAAAGATTAGAAATGATAATAGAATGGTATAATGCATGGACTGTTATTGAAAATAACATTTCATTATTTATCCAGTACATGATCTCTAGAAAAAAACAAAAATACCTAGTACCAAAAAGTCAGATCATGTTTTTAAAAGATCTTGGTGCTAATGCTAACGTGTTCCAGGAGTATGGTTGGAAAAATACAGGTGTATTATTTAAACAACATCTTATTAGTTATGCTATTGAGTATACAAAAGAAGAAATAGATATTGAAACTAAGACTGATGGTACTATAGTAAGAACTAAATATGGTATTGAAAGAATACCAGACCCAATGTTACTAAAAGAAATGCAAGCCTATGTTGATGGACTCAACGTGGATAGGATGGTAGCCTTCTGTGCATTGGTTGCATTTATGAGAATACAACATGCTAACCGAGGTTATACTAAAAGAGTTATAATGGATGAAGCATCCAAAAACTTGGAAAAGTCAAAAAATTTGTTTAAATTAAATAAGAGTCCCTTTCGTCATATGGGAGGTGCAGGCAATATTAATTCAGGATTCAGAAAATCTGCATTCAGAAATATTAAATAATAAATTATGCAAATAATTAACGCATTACAGGCAAAAAAAGGAGCTAAGACTGAACAAAATAGATTAGGTAGTATTACTCAACCATTGCAGTTTATTCCTAAAATAGATAAGACAGAAGAGTGGGCTGCATGGAATCTTGACTGGTTAGAATGGCAAGGTTTAAAACAGATCCGTAGAAATGCTCGCAGGTTAATGAAGAACTATAAGCTTGCAAAAGGTATTATTGATAGAAGTGATTACATACTTGAAGAAAATAATGAATACAGAGATATAGTTGAAACACTTGTTAAAGAAGATTTTTCTGCTCTTGAACTAAAATTCTATCCTATTATTCCAAATGTTATTAATGTTCTGGTAGCTGAATTTGCTAAAAGATCAACTAAATTAACATACAGAGCTATTGATGATTTTTCATATAATGATATGCTTGAGCAAAAAAGAGCACAAGTAGAACAAACATTAATGGCAGATGCCTCTACAAAAATAATGGCTGCTATGTTAGAGCAAGGTTTAGATCCTGAATCTGAAGAAGCAAAGCAGCAGTTATCTCCTGACAATCTTAAAACATTACCAGAAATAGAACAGTTCTTTAAAAAAGATTACCGTTCTATGGTAGAACAATGGGCTTCTCATCAACATGCTGTGGATGTAGAAAGATTTAGAATGGATGAACTTGAAGAAAGAAGTTTCAGAGATATGTTAATTACTGACAGAGAGTTCTGGCATTTTAAAATGATGGAGGATGACTATGAAGTAGAACTATGGAATCCTGTAATTACTTTCTACCATAAGTCTCCTGATGTAAGATACATTTCTCAATCTAACTGGGTTGGTAAAACAGATATGATGACTGTATCTGATGTTATTGATAAGTTTGGATATTTATTAACAGAAGAACAACATAGAGCATTAGAAGCTGTCTATCCTATTAGATCTGCTGGATATAATATTGGAGGCTTGCAGAATGATGGAAGTTTTTATGATGGTACTAAGTCTCATGAGTGGAATACTAATATGCCTTCATTAGCATACAGACAATATACATCATTTATGTCAGGTAATATATTAGATGGTTCTGATGTAATTACACAAATTCTTTCAGAAGGTGAAGACTATTATGATCAAGGTACAGCATATTTATTACGTGTGTCAACATGTTATTGGAAGTCTCAAAGAAAAATAGGACATTTAGTTAAAGTTACTGAAGAAGGTGAGGTTACAAATGAAATTATTTCTGAGGATTATCAAATTACAGATAAGCCAATTTATGATACTAGATTATTTAAAAATAAAACAAAAGATAATCTTTTATTTGGAGAACACATTGATTGGATTTGGATTAATGAAACATGGGGTGGTGTAAAAATTGGACCAAACATTCCTTCATTTTGGGGTATGAACAATCCTGGAGGTTTTTCTCCTCTTTATATTGGTGTTGATAAAAATCATATTGGACCGTTAAGATTTCAATTTAAAGGTGACAATTCATTATATGGTTGTAAACTACCAGTAGAAGGCTCTGTATTTTCTGATAGAAATACTAAGTCTACTGCATTACTTGATTTAATGAAGCCATACCAAATTGGTTACAATATTGTGAATAATCAGATTGCAGATATCTTAGTTGATGAACTAGGTACTATAATCATGTTAGATCAAAACTCATTACCTAGACACTCACTAGGGGAAGATTGGGGAAAAGGAAACTATGCAAAAGCATTTGTTGCTATGAAAAATTTCCAGATCTTACCATTAGATACTTCTATAACTAATACAGAGAATGCTTTAAACTTTAACCATTTTCAAAAATTAGATTTATCTCAGACAGAAAGATTAATGTCAAGAGTTAACTTAGCTAACTATTTTAAACAACAAGCTTATGAAGTGATAGGAGTTAACCCACAACGTATGGGACAACAATTATCACAGACTACAGCTACTGGAGTAGAACAAGCAGTACAAGCATCATATGCACAAACAGAAATGTTCTTTATCCAACACTGTGATTACTTAATGCCAAGAGTTCATCAAATGAGAACTGACCTGGCACAATATTATCATTCTACTAAACCATCTGCAAGATTGACATATGTCACTACTGCAGATGAGAAAGTAAACTTTGAGATAAATGGAACAGATTTACTTCTTAGAGATTTAAATATTGCAGTAAGTACTAATGCAAATCATAGAGCAATTCTTGAACAATTAAAACAAATGGCACTTCAGAATAATACTACTGGAGCTTCTATTTATGACTTAGGTAAAGTTGTTCAGTCAGACTCTATTGCTCAACTTAATTTAGCATTAAAAGAATCTGAAGAGAAAACTAATCAGCAGAAACAACAAGAAATGCAGCAACAAAAACAAATGCAAGATCAACAAATGCAGTCTCAACAACAAATTGAGAAAATGAAAATTGATGCTGAAAGTCTTGAGAATGAAAAAAACAGACAAAGAGATATACTTGTTGCAGAAATTAGAGCTGCTGGTTATGGTGCTACATCTGATGTGAATCAAAATGAAATGTCAGATTACAGAGATGCTATGAAAGACATTAAAGATACACAACAATATCAAGAGCAAACTGGACTACAGAGAGAAAAAGAAGTAAACAGAATGAGTATTGAAAATCAAAAAGGACAACTTGAGAGGGAGAAAATCCAAGCTCAAAAAGAAATAGCTGATAAACAATTACAGGTTGCTCAAGAAAATAAAAATAGATTTGATGTAAAACAAAGTAAAGAGAAATAGGTGTTAGCTATATACTGCAATTTTTTTTTACAAAAGGTTAAATTTTTCAAGTTTATTTAGTATATTAAAGTATAAACAAAACCAACAACAATGAGTGAAGAAGTAAAAGACCTGACTGGTCAGGTGCAAGATTCTACAACGGTAGAACAGATAAATGTAAATATTGATGAGATTTTTGGAATGCCTGGTGCAGAAAATGTAATGCTGCCACAAGATGATGAAAAACCAAAATCTATGTTTCATAAAGAAACCACTGATAATACGTTCTTTGACAATCCTAATACAACTGTAGAAAGTAAAAAGGAAGCTGCAGAAAAAAAGATTGAAGTTGATGAGACTATTGCTGAATTAGATGGTCTTATTGCTCAAGAAGAAGATGCTGGTAACAAAGGAAGACCAAAGGTTGATAAATCTGGTCTTGCTGAACTTGCAAGTAAAATGATTGAGGAAGGTACTCTATTTGGTTTTGATGATGATAAACCTTTAGAAGAATACACAACTAAAGATTTTAGAGAACTTTTTGAAGCTAACTTTAATGAAAGAGAAGCTGCAATTAGAGAGAATACTCCAAAAGAATTTTTTAATGCACTTCCAGAAGAACTACAAGTAGCAGCAAAATATGTAGCAGATGGTGGACAAGATCTTAAAGGACTTTTCCGTACACTTGCACATGTTGAAGAAATGAGACAACTTGATCCTTCAGATGAATATGATCAAGCAGAAATTGCAAGACAGTATTTGCATACTACACAGTTTGGAACTGCAGAAGAAATTGAATCTGAAATCCAAGACTGGAAAGATTTAAATAGACTAGAGCAAAAAGCTAATCAATTTAAACCTAAGTTGGATGCAATGCAAGAAGAGATTGTTGCAAGACAATTAGCAGAACAAGAACATAAGAGAAATATGCAAGCTGAACAAGCTAAAGCATATCAAGAAAATGTTTACACTACACTTGCAGCAGGAACAATAGGTGGTTTGAAACTTGATAAGAAAGTTCAAGGTTTATTATTCTCCGGACTAGTACAACCTAATTATCCTTCTATATCAGGGAAACCAACTAACCTACTAGGTCACTTACTAGAGAAGTACCAATTTGTAGAACCAAGACATGATCTGATTGCAGAAGCACTTTGGTTACTTGCTGATCCAAATGGATACAAAACAAAGGTAAGAGACCAAGGAAGTAAACAAGCTACTGAAAAAGTAGTAAGACAATTAAAAACAGAAGAATCAAGAAAATTAACATCATCAATAGAAAATGACTATGATGATACATCAAGAAGACCTTCTTCTAAAGTTGAGCCAAGAACTATTTCAAAAGCCAACATGTTTAGAAGATTTTAATTAGTAACAAACAAATAAATAAATAAGAATGGCAACTCCAGTTTTAAACAATGGTATATTCCTCAGAGATACCGCGTATCAAGCAAGTTCCCATGTGGATTCATACCACTTGGTTAATATGCTGAAAGATGCTGAACCTATGGATTTAGGTCCAGTTGATTTATGGGCTATGGCTCAAAAGGTAGAAATGCCTCTTTACCAAATGTCAAGTTTTGGTGGGAAAAATGTTATCATGGTAGACAATGCTCGTGGAGAGTACAAATGGCAAACTCCGGTTTCTATTGACCTTCCATATATTGTTGAGGACATTGAACCAGACAATGACTTTAAAGGTATTGATGGTACAACCTTCCGTATTAAATTAAGCCGTAGAGAATTTGGACATGGTGATATCATCACTTATGACAAATACAATGGTGTTGAGATGTACATCACAGCTGAAGATATTCTTCCAATGGGAGATACTTTTGTCTATACTGTACAGTTAGTGAACAATGATAACTTTAAATACTTGGACAACAAATACTTGTCTAATGGTACTAAAGTTTTCCGTAAAGGTTCTGCTAGAGGTGAGTATGGTGAAAGATTCTCTGACATCACAACAAGAACAGGATTCCGTGAATTCTATAACTTTGTAGGTGGTGCAGAAGCTCATGTTCACTATTCAGCC